TAATTAAACTCTAGATCCATTAGCTCACGCTTTATTTGAGATTCAACTCTCATTTTTTCTATTTCATAACCTGACTTACCTTTTTCAAACTTAAGTTTAGTATCTAATATAGCTTGTTGTTTTTGAACCTCAGACATTGCTGCAGCTTCACTAGCTTTTGCATTAGCTTCTCCTTGAGCAGCTATGTTGGCTTGTGATGCTGCTTGAGCGGCTTCTGCAGCTTTCTTACGTTTTAGCTTAATCATTTGATTAGCTAACTTAAGGTTATTAATTTGTCTAATATCTATAGCATCTTCTAAGTTTATACTACCACTAGATAAAGCAGCTTGTATGTTAGCTTCTAACTGTTCTTTTTCTCTTTCATCTGGTATTAAATCAAAGTATATACCAAAATCAGCTAAATGTATTTGAGAAATATCAGTTAGTTGACCTACGTTCCAAGTTGATATGCTATTTTTTAAAGCTTCTTTAGTTAAATCAAACTCTATACTATCAGCTGTTCTTAAAACTATGTTCTCACATGTTTTAACAGTTAAATATAAATAAGCATTTAAAATGTGTTTAGTAGCTGTATTAGAATTAGCTGCTGCTAACTTTTGTAAACCTACTAAAGAATCAGAATTAGGTACACTACCATCTCTAGCTTCATTAAGTCCAGTAACGTCTCTTATCATTTGAAGATAATACTGGTAAGTAGATATTAAAGACTGTACTTTATTACCACCATCACTTTTTACAAGTTCTTGTATAGGTATTCTTCCACTATTAGGATCTCCTTCAGTAGTCATTGATCTACCTAAAATACTACCTGTTTGGAAATACATGTTTAAAGCTTCTTTAGCATTGTAATTAGTTCCATTACCTAAATCTACTTCCGCTAAACCATCTACATCTAAATAAACGCCATCAGGTATTACTTTAGATATTACTTGTTGTATTTTTAAATGAGTTAACTGTATCATGTCTGCAAAACCCATCATTCTACTAACTAAAGATTCTACTCTACCTTGGTAAAGTCTAGGAGCACATATACTGTAGTTCATATTAACTTTAACTAAATTTGATTTAGGTCTTGTCATATTCTCTGCCATTTTCCACTCTAGCATCATATCGTATCCTAAAACTTTTGCGCCGCTATATAAAACTTCTATTGATCTACTAACTCTATCAAAATTATCATTTTCTTCAGGGTTAAAAGTATCAGGTTTTTCTAAAGATTTTTCTAAACCAGTTGCAGTTCTTTTTATTTTAAAAACTTGCTCACTATAAGTTTTGTATTCAAAGAACAATATGTATATAGCATTTCCATCTCTTCTACCATTCCAATTGTATAAAAAACTACTATTACCTTGGTATTGTTCTAGCCTTTCTAGTTCTTCATTGTTTAAATCTGGAAATTGTTTTTTACACTCTGCTAATGATAAAGGTTTTACTTCTCCACAATACCATAAGTCTTCAAAGTTTGGATCTTCACTATATGAATGAACCATTCTTGAAGGATCAACGTATTCTACTGTAACACCTTCTGATTTATTCCAATTTGTTTTAGATGCTCCAATACCTAATACTACTAAGTCTTCAATAATTCTTTTCTTTGTTAAATCGTATTTGTTATAAGCTAAAGTATTGTTTATAGCTTCTTCACAAGCTATTTCTGAAGCTTGCTTATAGCTAAGTTGCATGTGTAAGTCTAGTTCATCTTTGTTTTCTGGTAACTCAGCTGGATTAGTTGAGTTAAACAGATTCAAACTTAAATCTTGTTGTAGAGACTCTAGAAATTTTTTAGCTTGCATATCTCTTAATATGTCTTCTGCATATTTAGATCTAACTTTTCTTGATTCAGGATCTTGAGCATAAGCTTTTATATCGTACAACTTATCATCCATACCATTAACAACTATATCTACAAACTTAGGTATTATAGGTACTGGCTTCCAGTCCAAATTTAAATAAGACAAATCACCATTTATAGCCATTTCATCTTTGTATTTTTGTACAGGTTGTTCTGCTCTAGCGTATAATCTACGCATTCTAAAATTGTTGTAATTGCTATTAAATCTATTTTCAACCCCAGATCTAGTTCCACTAAACCAATCGCCTTCTATAGCTTGACCAACTTGCTTTCCATAATCAAGGCTTTTTTTAACCTCATCAGGTACAACCTGATCTGGAAAAGAACTATAAGTATTTGTTATCTTCATGCATTATATTATTTGTGACATAGATCCGTCGTTGTTGTATCTTCTTATTCCTAAGTTAATTTCGTTTTTAGTTCTAAGTGGTATAGGTCTATACTTGTTTTTATTACAAGCCATTACTGCTAAACCAGAACTAATAGAAGCATCATATTTTGTTCTATTGTTTATATTAAACCTACTCCAATCATCTAAAGTTCTTTGGAAATACATATTTCCATATCCTTGTTCTAAAGCACCTACATAATTTTCAATGTAATATTCAATTGCTGCTGCGTGTGCTTGTTTAATATCTTCACTAGTGTTTGGTATTCCACCTATTTCTCTTTCTGCTGGAGATAACTTATTAAATAATTTATCAGGCCTATTCATTGAAAAACCTCTATAACCTCTACGTTTAAAATAATATAACAATCTAGGTTTATTATTTTCAGCAAGTATAGGCATACCATAAAATATACAAGCCATTAATACATCTTCAAAAAATATTTCAGCTGTATCAGGTCTAGCTACATATTCTAAAAAAAACATATTAGATGGAGCTTCATCCATTGTAAACTTTGTCAATCCATGAAGTGCTCCTTTAGAACCTTTACCATCCACAGTACCGCTGATGTCGTAACTATCACAGCCAAAAGCTCCAATGTGTTCGTTAGCTGGATGTTTAATTCCATTTTTTAGTATTACGCTATTTTGTAAATTAACAGGTGGTATCCAAGAAACATTAAATCTACCTTTTTTATTTGGATAAAAAATAACTTGAGTATCTTTTATACCATTCGTCCATTGAAAGCTACCAGTGGTAACACCTACTTTCTGGTTCATTTCTTCGTTGTAATCTATTTGTTGATATATTTTAGTTAGATTAAATAAGCTATCTTTTGTTTCATCTCTGAAAGCGTGTTTTTCAGTTCTTGGAAACTGTCTGTAATATTCATTTAAAGCATCTTGATCATGCTTTAAACCTTCGACTTCGTTTTCCCAGTGTTCAATGACTCCTGTTGTAATTGTTGAACCATCAATACTTTTGACTGGACTCGATCCTCCAACGAAGATAGGTAGTCCATGAGTATCCATGAATCCTTCGTAGTTCCACTCCATAGGTATGAACAAGCTATAGAGCCCAGAAGCTGTTTGTCCATTTTTATTTCTTTTAGTAACGTCTGAATTGTTGTATAATTTTTTGAAATTGTCTCCACCTTTATCTAAAGCATTTGAAGTTGAGCCCATCATACATTTACCTACAACCCTTGATCCTAGTCTTAATGTGGTTTTTGTAACTCTCCAGTTGTTTAATATATTATCAGGTCTTTCCCATTTACCACTTTCATCATGAGCTAGTATTTTTAGCTTTTCACCATCGTAAGAGTTATCACCAGTATTTTTCCAGTCAATAGTTGTATCAAGACCATCTAGTTCTTGTAATTGTTCATTAGACTCAAGCTTTCTTCTAGTAAGTTTTGATGCAGGAACACGATATGCCAGTTCAGTTTTCGGCCTGTCCATACCATCTTGAATAGGTTTAAAGAAGAAAGGATAGTTAACCGAGATAGGCACAACTTTATCTGTAAACATTTTTTTGGCATCTGCTCCAGATTTTGACAATATACCAAATCTAGCATCGGAAGATATTGTGGCTTGGTTAACAAGTTCGGCGGAGGACATAAATGAAAATCCAGATCTTCTGTTTTTAAGGTAACAAATACCATACGATCTGTGATCTGCTTTGCATGCTTCCCAAAATATAAAGAATAATCTATTTGACTCTCTGTATTCTGGAGCTCCAATGTCGATCTTTGACCACTGCAAGTACATGTAATGAGTGCCAGTAATGTAAGTAGGAGTGCCATTGTTATAAAAGCAAAATCCTTGTTCCCGTCTAGTAAATTCATTATCAATATAATCGTACCACTTTTCTTTAAATTCAGCTGGATATTCCTCCCAGTCAAACCTACTTTTAATTCTACTTAATTCTTTTGGATATTCGGCTTTTTCCCAATATTGCTCTGCTTTTTTTTCGCTTCGTTTAAACGGTTCATTTGTTGCTGGTAAAGCAATCCTGAGATTTTGTACTTCAATGATTTGTCCAATTTTTCCAGTTTTGCTTATTACTATAAAATCGTATTCTACGTTATAACCATATTCCCATTTTTTAAATCTATTGTTTTTAGATAGTATTTTTGGGTTTACAATATCTTTTAATTCTTTCCAAAGAGTTTGTTTGTAACTCACTTGCTTCTCCCTTCCGCAAACTTAAGCACTCTTTTCTCTTTAACTTGTTTTGGCTTGTCGTTAATTCTTTCTTCTTCTTCTTCTATACGTTGTAGTATTTCAAAAGCATCCATTATACAAAGCTTTTTTGTAGCTGCTGCATTTTTAAGCCTATCAGTAGATACATCATCTTCAGTATGCGTAATTATTTTTTCTTTAGCAACTTTAATTAGCTCATCAACCGCCTTTCGCCCAGCTTGGATTATATTCTTTCTCGTTTCCTTCGTACTCATGAGTTAATGCTATATCATTTGATTTCATACAATATAAACGTTCATCTTCAATAATAAACTCAAATTCAGAGTTTGGTGTAAACGTTATAAGTGTCCCAGGTGTTATTCCTAAGGCTTCTAAAGAACTATTACTATATTTTACTATACCAACATTAGGTTGTTCTTTTTTGTTGTCTAATATGTTTTTATTTTTTACAGGCTTTATAAAACAATAATTTAAATGTGACTTTAAATTATACATATAAATTTGATCAGGTAATACAAAGTATAAATTATCTTTAAAAAAAGTTGAGCTATTACGTTCTCTACCTTTTTGATCGTACCATCTACGCATTATATTGTGATGTATATAAATTTCATCACCAACTTTTACTTTTGTATTATAAGCAGCTGGAGTTGAAACTACAACTGCTTTTTTACTTACAAAGATATGACTTTCTATATTAGAATTAATAACTAACTCTTTATCACCAATTAACTTAGTGTTTTCATATCTTTTATCTAATGGTTTAACAATAAAGTGATATAAACTGTTCATTAGTACTTTAAATCATATTCAACAGAAATAGCCATATTACTATTGAATTTTTTCCAAGGCAAAATTTCTTTTGATTTACTTATAAATATGTTATATGATTTATCTTTATCGTCAAACAATATATTAGATATTGTATGACCACCATATACTTCTTGGTCTAAAGAATAATGCATTGCATCATTTTTATAATCAGAGCCAATACTAATTTTTCTTATTATTGACATCTTTGTTTCTTTTCCAATCACCAGTAGACAGATCTATATCTACATGACCATATTTTTCTTGAAGATCTTTTTTTGTTGCATCTATTGTAGTGTTAGCATCACCTAAATGATGTAACAAAGAATGCTTCTTTGATTCTTGATAACCTATTTCTACTAAAATATTATTTACTTTCTGCTGTTGCTCTTGAATAGTTTTTAGTTCTTCTTTAGTAACCTTACCAAGAGCTCTATTTTTTATATTTGACATTTGATTTAATTTAATTGTTTGTTTTTGTTTATTTAATAAATAGCTACTAAGTCTGTGCCGCTTGCAACAGCTTTTGCTAATATTGGAACTTTATCTCCTACAACAGTTCCGGGTTGTACGTTTTTAAATGTAACTAAACGATAATTTTCAGTATACAAAGCAACGTCTTGAGCTGTAGATTTACCATTATATATAACAGCTCCTCTATCTTTAGTTGATTGATTAGGTAATGTAAGACCTTCTTTGTCTACTAGTAAAGTAGCTCCAGTACCACCGCTAGTGGCAGCTGTTAAAGTTATAACTTCACCTTGTACATAACCACTACCCCCAGCTATAATATCTATAGCTTGTAATGTTTTACCTGCTGATATTTCAGTTATATTAAGTTGTATACCTGACCCACTACCGGTAGATGATGCTTGAGTTAAAGTATCACCAACATCGCTTGGATCATAATTAGCTCCAGATGCGTTTATATTAACAGCTTCTATAGCTGGTATTCTTATATTTATTTCACCAACTGTAACTATATTAGCATCGTGGCCAAACACTCTTGGTTGAGCCATCATATTTCCTTCTAAACCTTTCATGTTTATTTATTTATTTTTGTTATTTTTTCAGCACCACGACTTCCGAAGTATGCTACGTAAACTGTTACCAGCAATGTTTTTAATAAGTTTATCCAAGCTTCATCTACATCAAATTGTAAATGAAAAGAATCTACAGCCATCATAAATACAGCTGATGCAGTTAAAAATATTAAAGCTAAAGGTCTAGTGTTTTTACTTAACCAAGAGTCTGACTTCATATCAGATCTCCACCTACTAGATACCTCTTTCATTTCAGCTATATCTTGATCTATAAGCTTCATAGCTTGTTCTTTATCAAGTGCCTTAATCTTATTATCACTTGTTATAAGATTTTTTACTATACCTAGTGTTCCTTGATTAGGTAATACATCTCCTAAAGCTTGCAATACTTTAGGAGCTTTACTAGAAAGAAAAGCTCCTATTTTAGTTTCTTTAAATGTTTTTTTATTTTCCATTAGTTTTTAAAAGTTAAAACAACCATCTGAAGTACAAGTACTAAACATTTTCTTTGGTTTAGTTCCTTTTCTTTTTTTGATTTTTGGTTTTCCTTTATCTTCAACACACTTTTGGTACTTATTGGAAAATCTCATACCTTTTCCACAGTCTTTATTAACTACTTTTTTTGGATCTGGATCTGGATCTTTTTTTGGATCTGGACCTTCTTTTGGTTTTTCAAAATACTCGTCCTTAGCAGTGGCTGTTTCTGTTATAGTTTTATCTCCAAAACCTGCAAATGTTGATTTCCATGAAGCATATTCTTTAGTTCCAGGTTTACCAGTTGGTCCATCTTCTGTTCCTTTGTACTGCTCATATAAAGCATTATCTTTTTTGTTTTTGAAACCAGCTAAATATTCTTCATTTCCTCCAGCTTTTTTAGTAACTCCTCTTCCTTCTATTACTTTTGATTCTGTTGCACTTACTTCAGGTTTAAAATATCTAGTTGTACCATCCGGTAAAACTTCCGATTGATAATCCATGTTTTTTAATTTTTCGTTGGCTAGATTTTGAACTTTATCTTTTAAAACATTAGCAGTTTCGTTTCCACTTACATCTGTTTCTTTCTTTTTGTCTCCGGGTCCTCCTTCGTTTGTTTTCAAATTTAAACCCTTGCCAAATTTCTTAACCATAGCTGAACCAAAGTTCTCAGACATAGATACTGTTTCTTGATCTTGCTTTCTAAGAGGCTTATTCATTTCTCTAAACGCAAAAGCAAAATTACCAGACTTAACATCACTAGATCTATTAAGTTTATCTTTCTTTGGTCTCATATCTACTTCAGCCATACTTTCACCTGCTTTATAAGCTGGCGCTTCCCACGGTGTTGTTCTATCACTTTCATCAAACTCAGACCTTGAAGTTTTTTTCATACCTTTTCCGTCCATGTTATGATAAACAGAATCATTATCATAAGCTAGTTTACCATCCATCATTGCTCTCAAGTGATTATCCTCGTGAGATTCTGCAACTTTTCTAAGCTTAGAATTTTTAGGAATATTTTTATTAACAATCATATTTCCGTTGTCATTTGCTCTAGCTACTAAACCGCTATTATCTGGTATGTTATCTGGAGTAAAAGGAACCTCGTACCTAGCTACCGGATCAATCTTTATTGGTTGTCTTAATTTAAAACCCATATCTTTATATTATTTTTGGAACTCTAATTCCGTTAAGTAATTCTTTTCTACCTTTACAACCACAGCCTCCAGGTATTTTATCAGCTAATTTTTTTATACCAGTAGCTTTAGTAAATTTTTCCACTACATCTCCAAGTCCAACTGTTTCCATATCTTACCATTTAACTTTGTCCGCCCAATAGGCAGCAGACATTTTACCTTTAGCTATATTTTTGCCATGTCTAGCTTTAAAACTAGCACGTTTTGATTTCATTTTTTTAGACTCCCCTTCTTTAGGTTTACCAGCTGTACCGCTAACCTTGTTAACATCTTTGCCTTGTTGGCCAAATCTAATAATCTTTTCTTTACCACCTTCACAAGCTTTTACTATATGAGATTTAGTTCTATGTGTAGGTGTTTTACGAGGTTTATTGCAAGCCATTGCTTTTTTATCTACTTTTTCTGACATAGCTAAACCTTTTTCATTTTTGCTAGCCCACACTGCTTTCCTTTGCGCTGCGCTTTTAAAACCCATTACTGTAATTTTCTACCTTTTTTATCTACTTTAACCTCTTTTACTATAATTCTAGTATTAGGCTTTTTGTTTTGTAACTCTTCTAACTGTCTATTAAGTTCCTCTAGCTTGCCATCAGCTTCTGTTCCGTCTTTAATCATACTAGAAGTTATATTAACTTCTTCTTTTAATATATCTTGAGTTTGCTCTAGCATCTCTACTTTATCTTTTAACTGCATGATCATTTTCTCGTTCCAATCTTCTTTTAATTCATATTCTAAACGAGAGACTTCTACAGGAGGTAAAGTTTTAGCTTCTGCTATATCTTCTTGTAAAGTATAATACATGCCTACTATTGTAGTAGTAAACATTATTATTCCAATTACAGTTTTTATATCAATCTTAAATTCAGTGTTTTCAGAGATCTTCATATTCCTTAGTAGCATCAAATGACGGGCATGCTTTGTTAGCAAACTCATTGTGTGAATAAATAACAGCATCTGGATACATCGCCTTCAATGTTTTAAGCACATGTAACAGACCTTCTTTTTGTTCTGGTGTTCTAGTATCTTTCGGGGTCTTACCGTCTTTCTCAACTCCGCCACAATAACATAAACCGATAGAATTACGATTATGTCCTGAACAATGAGCCCCGATTTTAGCTATGTCTCTACCTTTCTGTATATCTCCATTTATATCGACGTAGAAATGATAGCCTATATCTGACCAGCCACGACCTTCAACGTGCCACTTTCTTATAGTGTCAACACTTATATCTTGGCCTTCTCTAGTAGCTGAGCAGTGAATAATAATTTCTTTAATATTTCTCATACTTGGTACTTGTAGTCTTGTTTATGCTTTTTTAGAGGTTTCTTTTCAAAAAGACCCATGTTTTCTATCTCATTACTTTTAGCTCTTTTCTTTCTTAATTTTTCAGCTTTTTTTTTAGCTTTCTGCTCTGGTGATCTGCCAAAAAATGCTGGAGCGTTATGCATATGTTTGCTCAGTTTACTCATTTTTTATTTTTTAATAAATACCACTTGTGCGCAGTATAACCCAATGTTGTTAATAACAGTAGTATAGATAATACAGGTTCTAGCCAACCTAGACTAACAACCGTAGCTGATGTTATATTTAAACAATACAGCTTTAAATCATCTAATGAATTCATCTTTGCGCTAATAAAGCTGGATTACCTTTGTAAGGCACATTATCAATTCTTTTAAGTGTAGGTGTAATTGTAGAGTTGTTTGATTTCATAACTCTAGTACCTACTATAGGCTTTCCGCATACAAGCTTTTTACCTGCTGGCTTTTGTTTTTGTCCGTAACTTGGCATAATTTTGTTTTTAATTGTTTACAATATCCGTGTACTATATATAATCACGTATTATTTTTTAACTTTTACACGTTGTCGTATTTTCTCTTTTTCTTTACGTCGTATTTTATATCACCAGCTAACTTAGAAATATGTCTTTCATCAGCTGTCATTTGCTTTTTGCTACCACCATGTCTATTGTCGTAGTTAATATCTCTTTTTAAATAACTAGCGTGAGCCGCATCATCTCTCATAGCTGAGTTAACATTTGCTTTACTTATTTGAGTGTGTTTCTCATGCATTCCAGGTGCTTTATTATACATAGAAAAATCAAAGTCTTCCTCTTCATCCCCGCCAACTCCTAGTTCTGTAGGAGGAAAATTATCAAAATTCACACCTTCATCTAGACGTTTTCCAGTCTGGGGAGCTTTACCCCTTTTCTTTTTCTTTCTTTTACTTAGTCCATCATACATACCAGGGCCGTCAGACCAATCATCAGGATCTTCTTTAAAAGGTTCAACTCCTCTTTCTTCAATACCCCAAAAGGGTTTAATACCACTGTTTGCTTTTTCTTCTTTTGTAGGTGGATCTGTTGTTTTACTTAATCCATCATACATACCAGGCGCATCAGCAACCATATCAGCAAATTTGCCTTCTTTACCTTTCATTGCATTTTTTAAACCAGCATTAAATTCAGGTCCATCATACATTGCAGGATCTTCTGGCTTCTCTGGAGTTACTGGATCACCTACTTTAGTATTTCTTTTCTTTTTAAATTTGTCCATTATACCTTTTAAACCACCTTCAGCATCTACGTCTACACCACTTAGATTTTCACTAACTCTCTTTGGATTAGCATAAGCAGCAAAACTACCTTGTTGGTTAGGAAATATAGGAGCTGGTGGAGTTGTCGAAGCATCAGGAAAAGGTTGACCAGGGTTACTAGCCATAGTATTAAACATTTGTTCTCTACCATTAACATTTGCAGAAACTTTATTAGCTGGCTGAGGATTATTAGGATTATTTACTAATATATTTCTACCTTCAGCACTACCAGCTCTGTTTTCTGGCTTTACTATACCTTGCTGTTCCATCATTTTCTTTTTTTGTTCTTCAACTGGGTCAGGTTGGAGCATTGGGAACGCATGTCCTTTTTTACCTACCATTGTTATTCCGTATCCTTTGTCATTCATAAGTTCTTGTTGTGTTTGTTCAATACTACCTTTGTTATTGTTTTCTTTAGTAATTGAGTTTATTGTGTTTATTCCATCTGCATTTTGTAATTTAATACTGCTGATTGAAGGGATATCTTCTGGATATGTTTCTTTAAATTTTTTAGCCATTGTCTTATATTTTGTCTTTATTAGCAAAGGATATAGCTCTTGCCGTAACCTTCCATGAATATTTATTATTACTTTCTAGTTTTTTAGTAGGCATATCTTCTTCACCTAACATTATACGGTACATACGACTTATTAGTTGTTTGCACTTGTACGAAACTTTATATATATGATATTTTTGAGTTGTGCGATTTCTTTCTCTCCACACGTTAATCCACCCTTGTTTCAATAATCTGTTCCAGCGCCTGTTATCCCAACTGTATGAGTACGTACCTTTTTTATAATCATCTTTTGTAAAATGTTCTATTGCGTCTAAATAAACTAACAGCTCTAAATCGGCATCGTTTAGATTACTTGTTTTGCAAGCCCATTTTCTAATTATTCTATAATGTTTAAGTAAATTTAATTCTTTTAAGTCTTTAGAAGTTAATCTTCTCATTTACTTTCTTCCTTTTTTTGCTCTTTTTTTAGCTTTTCTATTTGCTTTTTTAGCAGATCTTTTTTGTTGTTTTATAGCTTTTTTATCAGATTTAAATTCTTGTCTAGCTGCTTTTTTAGCTAGTCTTTTATCTTTACCTTTCAATTGTTTAGCTGCTGCTTTAGCATCTTTCTTCTCTCCTTTAGCTGCTGCTTTAGAATCTTTTTTCTGACTTCTAATTTGTTTTTTATTTTCTTTCTTCTCTTGTCTTATTTCTTTTTTAGTTCCAGCATCACCGTAGTCATCATCAAATCCTATTTGTTCTCCTTTAGTTACATCTGCTAATTCTTCATCTTCTCCTTCTCCTGCTTCAGCTTCTTCAGCAGCTTTTTTAGCAGCCTCTTGTTCTTCTGCAAGTTTTTTTCTTTGAAAGAATGCTCCAACCTCTTCTTTTGAGTAATCAGGTTCTGAAGAAATCTCATCTTTAGGTGTAGCCTTTTCGTCCATTTCTTTTTTAGCTTCAGCAGCATCACTTAGTAATTCCTCAGATTGGCCTGCTACAACTACGTTTAATGGTGACTTCATAGCTAAGCTGTCTTTAAACTTGCTAGCAAAAGAACCACCTGTGTATTTACCTTTTCTTCCTGACTTTAAACTCATTTTTTATAATATTACTACAACATCGAATTCTTTTATGATCTTGTATTGTTTATTGTTTAGTTCTATGTTGAAGCCAGACGACCTATCATAGTAAATAGCGTCGTCTGTTACTATTGCTTCAACATCGGTACCAACAGCTACAACTGTAGCCTGCCGATACCTTATATCTTCTCTTTGTTTTTCAGAAAGTATTAATCCACCTTCTGTTTTAATATTAGATTCTTCTATAGGATCTATAACTATATACTTACCTATCGCCTTCATGTCTTATATTATTAATTACACAATCAGTTGATAATATAGTTGTAGCTACTGAAGCCGCATTAATAAGAGCAGTTTTAGTAACTAATAAAGGATCTATAATTCCGGCTTTTACCATATCTACCGTATTTCCTGTAACCACATCTAATCCTTTACCTTCCTCAAGCTTTTCTAATTTTTCAATACCAGCATTATTTAATATTAACTCGTAAGGTCTTCTTATAGCTTGATATAAAACCTCTTCACCTATGCAAGTTGGTTTTAAATTAAAACTAGCATTTAACAAAGCTATACCGCCACCTGGCACTATACCTTCTTTAATTGCGGCTTTTGTAGCACAAATAGCATCTTCAACTCTATCTTTCTTTTCTTTAAGTTCTATGCTAGAATTACCTCCAACTTTAACCGTAGCTACTTTAGCTTTTAGTCTTGATAATCTTTTTTCTAGTTTTACTATAGTATTATTGTTACTAGTTTCTTTTAATTGCTTTTCTATATTTGACACTAGGTCATTTACTTTAGAATTGTTTGATAGATCTACTTTTAATATAGTATCGTGTGAAGAAGTTATAGATTTTAAACAAGAGCCTAAATGCTCAGGTTGTATTATATCCATATCATCTCCTAAGTCTTCATTAATCAACGTAGCATCTGTCAAAGAACACAAATCTATTAATGTATCTTTTTTGTTTAGACCATATGTTGGAGCATTTATAACGTTTATTTTTATGTTGCCTTTAACCTTGTTCATTGCTAAAGCATTCATAACTTGAACGTCCATATCGGCTATAATTAATAAGCTTTCGTTATTTTTTATAACGTATTCTAATACTGGTTGTATTTTTCTTATATTATCAATATGAGACTCTACAATTAACACTAATGGTTTATCTAAATCTGATGTACCTTTATCTGTGTTATTTATAAAATGGTGACTTAATATTCCTTGCTCATACAGAACACCATCAATCATTTCAACTTTTGTAGTTGTATCATCACTTATTTCCATCATTACAACACCAGTCTCATCAACCATTTTAAAAGCATTGCCAATAAGTTTACCTAAAGTTTTATCATTGTTAGCTGATATAGTAGCTACTTGATTTATTTTAGATCCTTTTATTTTTTTGCTTCTTTTACTTATATACTTAATTACATTATCAACTCCAGAGTTAATACCATCTTTCATTGATCTAACATCATCAAGTAACGAGTGCTCATTAGCGTGTTGTAATATAGCGTGTGCTAATATAGTAGCTGTAGTTGTACCATCACCTGCTTCTTTTACAGTTCTTTGAGCTGCTTGCTTTATTAGCGTAGCTCCAATATTTTCTAGTGGATCTCTTAGTGTTATTGAATTAGCAACAGTTACTCCATCTTTTGTTATCTGTGGATCACCATTACTATCTTCTATTATTACACATTTGCCACTGGCTCCAAGTGTAGAACTAACAGCGTTAGTTAGTTTTTCTACACCAGTTAATATCTGACTTCTAGCTGTATCGCCAAAAGCCAGATTTTTAACTAACTTTATTTCTTGCATTTAATTTTATTTAATTTGATTTGTTTTGAATATTACTCGAAGGTTTTAACTACTTTCGGTCCTTTGGTAAACTCTAGCTTTTTAGCATAATGTTCAATAGAAGCATCTATTGCTTGTTCTGCTCCAGCTATTGTTTCTCTTCTGGTAACATCGATCCATACTTTCGTATCATCCATGCTATTATATTCGGTTTGTAAAAACCCATTAGGTAGTTGTACTATTCTCCAGTTTTTCTTCTGTGAGATATGTTTCCAGTACTTAATGGTGTCTTCTGTTGGTTGTGGTGCACTAGACCACGTGTTGGTGCGGGTATATAAAAACGTCATTGTATTTGGTTTTAAGTTAAACGTTGGTTATTATATACTATCACTTGATAGTTCGGTTATTTAATATTTTT